ATCATACCATCTACAATTACCTTTTTGAATCGCGTACCATTAAGTGTAATTCCAAAGAACAGGTCAATTTCTTTAGCCATGGAAAATCTCCGTTAATAATTATCAGTAATTGTTATTTTGACAAAGTAGCAAATACTGCTTCGGTAGCAAATAAAATTGTTTCTGTAAATAATGCACCGCCAGCACCTTCAAGATCACTCCAAGATACTTCTGCTGGCCAAACATTAGGCAATTCAAATTCATATGCTAAATTTGCACGATCTACATCAAGCACTTCTACTATTGCCGTCCCGCGATACTGAGCCGGTACAATGGCGCTGTTCGGGTTTCCGCCATGTTTTATGTTTGTAAAACGGTTACTGTCTTCTTTCCACTTTTTGAAAAAGCCAGCATTTAATACCCCTTTTCGTGGAACAGCTCGTTCCATAGACACGTTGTCAAATACTGCATTACCACGAAACTTGTGATTGATCTCAATCTCATCACCTTCACGATATTCAATGATTTGTGATTTACTGTTGAGTCCGGTAATCTTGGACATACCGACCTGAATAGTGTCAGGGTATGCTGGGATGTTGAATGTCACAATAAATCCAGAATTGATTAATTTTTCTTTAGCGACAAAATCTGCATTAAGAGGCATCTATTTACTCCTTATTAAACGATTGACAAACCAATCTGGTTTGGATCAATTACGTTGATATTCCAGAATATCTTTTCGGCTACGCCAGGGAGAAGTACTGCTACTTGCCCTAGTTCTAGCCCCTTCTGAACATCTGCAAGAGTCATAGTGTTTTGGTCTACTCCCATTTTAATGGTGAAAGCTTCGTCATAGTTAGCCCCACCAAGTTGGCCATCATCAAAAAGTCCCTTAAGATAATCTTCGCCAGCTTTGACAAGAGCGTTCCAACGTCGTTTATTATTACCACGGAACACAGCATATTCAGAAGATTGCTCAAAAGTATTCTTGATACTAATCAGCAAGTTGGTATTACCAATGAAGCGGAACCTTTCGTCTGCGGAAGTAGTACGGCAACCACGGACATACACTTTAGCGCCGCTCTTGATAATTGCATTTACCCCAGCATTGTTAAGGTAAGTGTGTTCATCAGGGGAAGTCTTGTACTTCACATCGTAAGCAGTACGGAGATAACCAAAGTTGTCGTCAAACCCTGCCGGGCAAGCATGGATACCACCGTCAATATTAAATGGCAGGGTTGCAATACGAGCGTTCATTCCCAAAACAGCGCCAGTTGGATCGATCCACTTACGAGGATTTTTACCCTTGCCAATTGGATCATAGATTTCAATATCCGCCCACAATGGGCCGTCAACAAACAACGAAGATGCACCAAACTTTTGTCGCCAACTAGCAGCAGTGGTGTAAGCAGCAATTGTAGTAAATCCTGCCGGCACATCTGCATTCGGAACTGCTAAAGATAACCCCATGTCTTGTCGATTGTCACAATATACCTGAGCCTTACGATAGATATTGGTGTTACCATCTGGAATACAAAGTTTGCTAATAAGCCAACGGAAATCGTCCATTGCATATAAACCAGTTTTGAATCCCTTGACGCCGATTACTTCAGTATCAGCAACATAATTATTAGCATTTAATTCTGTAGTAGCCCCAGCAAGCAACGCTTTGACAATATCATCCGGGAACATAGCAGAGAATGTAGTAGCTCCAGAACCCGGAACTATAGTAATATAATTTGACCCTTCATATTCATTGTCGATTACGGTGGCGAAGTAGTTATTAGCGTCAGCATTTACAGACAACTTAGAGAAGGATTCAACCAACTTGTTCTTTACGTAAACAAGAACATCAAATTCCATGGATTCGACTGTAGTTGTTGCAGCAGCAAAACTTTGAATCAAATCATCATTTAGATGCACCCGATAAGTTGTGGTTCCACCACTTACAATAGTTTCTACAGCCTGTACTGAAACCCATTCGTCCTTGGTTCCTTCGTGTATACGAAGCACCATATCAGCTTTAAAGCCATATAGACCTAACACATCAATGTAAGCATTGCCGGCTACTGCATTAGCAGCAAGGTCTAGTCCAGTACCAAAACTCGGTCGTTCAGAGTTTTTGGTAAAAGTTACTTTAAGATCATTACCAAGCAATCCATAATATTTAGCCCAAACAACCAAACCTACTTGTGGTCCGTAGCCATAAGCACCATCAAGATCAAGACCTGGGATAGTTACAGAAGCCTTAGTAGCATCTACATATTGTAGATTCACATCCATCTGGGCTAATCGGTAAACATAGCAAGCACGTCCGCCTTCTTCAAAGAAGTTGTTTACCTGATAAGCACCATTTAATCCACTCTTGTAAGTACCGAACTGCTTCTCAAACGAAGAGAAGTCTGGAGTAACAAGAGTCGGAGTAAGAGTAGGACCCCATTCACAAGTTACATAAAAGCAAGGAGTAATACTATTAATCGCGGTAAAAGGAGTAACAACTCTACTCGTATCAATATTTGCAAACGACCCTGGAGGAAAATCATTATAATTAGGCATAATTCCCTAACTCCTATGTGTGGTTATAGCTTCTAAAGCTTCTTTGTTCGTATAAACTCCGCTACTGTTCTTATAGCGTACACTCAAATCCCATTTGGTTTGCTTTGGCAGATCATATAAAACGTTTTGCGGATAATAATAAAGTACATGCGCCAAGTACAATCTCACACTTCCAAACAACCGATCACCATTATCGACTTCCCCAGCATACCTAGAACCTTCCCATTCCAAGTTCTCAAAAAATGTATGTCTGTAATTTACGTAATGTACTGTGTCATCAACCGGAATCTCAAGTACATGGTCGTTTTTAATCAGTGTTGCAAACTTATAATCAATCTCTCTTGAATGCTCCGGCTTTAAAGCTCTTACTGTCATAAAGTACGTTAAAAGATATGGTTGAGGTTGCTTCATCCAAACTTCTTGCTTTTCAATTCCCGCGCCATCGTATACATAACCAACTGGGGATTCTATCCATCCTTCTAGTCGATCCGTATCCGGTGTTTCATATCGAAGTTCTAGTGATATTGCTGGTAAATTTTCAAAGTCTCGAATGTCTACATCTTGTGCTTCACTAAATATATTTACTACTGTTCCATCAGATAAGGGCGAAAACGGCTTCAATAGCTTGTGCCAAGCTAAATCTACATCAATTGAGGTGTAGTAAGAAGTCACTTCTTCATCCTTTTCGGAATCCTTGGTACAGATGCAGCAATTTTATTTAACCTAATTCTCAGCAATCTTGACTTAACTAACCAATCATATTCTTTGAAAACAGGAATGTTTGAATATATTACTCGCCAATGCATTCTTGGTTTTTGATGAACTGTTCCATTCTCCAACCAACCTGCTACATCTCTCATCGGCACCCTAACAATAGAACCATCTTTTTTACGATGAATTTCAAATGCCTTCTCATCTACATCAATAATAGAATATACTACTTTATCGTCTTTTACAACCTTTTTTAAAATACTATCTCTATATTTCCCTGTTCTAAACATAGGTCTTGTAAAAGACCGCACAGGACGATCACCAACATATGTTCTACGGCGTCTGATTGTCTCTTCCGCCAACGGAAGAAATCCTTCTCTTCCTCTTCCGCCCAAAGTAACGTGTGTTCTTATTTCCTTATGTATTCTTTTAGTTAGGTCAACAACATCATCATAGAACACATCTTCTGACCCACTAATGCAGAATTTTAATATTTCTCTTACTTTATCCCAATCGCCATAAATCAAGGTGTGTTCGGCTTATCTCCACGCCCTGTTTTACCTGCGCCTATTACCAGCGTGCAAAAACTTGCATAGTGCCCACTTGGTTTGACTTGTATTAAATCATATGTATTGTCTTTATACTGCACTATATCTTTTGAATCTAGCCAATCATTTTCTGCGGCAAGAGGGAACTTCTTGATTAGTTCCAATCGTGACCATACAAAGGCAATTTCAATCTTTGCTAGATTTCCGAATAAAGATGCAAGTTCTTTTGTTGGATTTGTTATGGCTCGGCCAACAACAGCAATTGGTGAACCATACTTTTTAACCGCTGTTGTAAATGGTGTTTTTGGTGAAGGGAGAGTTCCTTCGTACTTTAATATGTAAATCGGTTCCAGAGATTGATGATCCGTAAGAAGCTTATCAACTTTATTTAGTACAGATGCTTCGTTCATGAAACTACTATATCAACTTCGTTACTTTCCGATGCAAGATCGTTAGCATTGGTTAAATACATCTTATAAGTATGTGTACCCGATCCCAATACTAAATCCAACGTGTTAGTAATTATTTGATTGTCATATATAATAAACACAGTTTCTTCTTCATCGGCGGAAATAACTTTTACTAAAGTGTACGAATAAAAATATTCAGAAGCAGATTTAGTCCAGTTTGCCACAAGTTTATTATTGGTATATGCCAATGATAATGTTGGAGCAGTCAATGGTGCATCGTATTCGTAATTTTGCATTCCGCCAGTTCGAGTATTCATTGTTGTACAATACATACTCATTCCGGCGCCAAGCCATCGCGTTTCAGAAGGAACAAACCTCTCTATTTCGCCATCATATTCATTCTGAAGTTCTTTAGCTCGCCTATACCAATACGCAGCACCTATATAATCACCTGACGCCTTGTCATGTTCGATAACTGTTAAATCAGGTACAGAAATATGTTTTACTTCACCATCTGCAAGCACACCATTTATACCAACTGTATCTTCCGCCCCGCGCATTTGGCATAATTGGATACAGGCAAGTTTGATTAATAGAAAATCCAATATAGAGGGCAGGGAAGCTACAGTCCATGGCGGTAATGGTATAAACTTTAGACAATCAACTAGATCAAAGTTTAGTTTTTTTAACGACCAGTTTATAGCGTCTACATAGTATTGATCGGAATAAACAGGAGTTCCCCCCGCTGCCGGGGGGTTCCTATCAAAAACCAGATAACGGATTTGTCTTATTGTGTCACTTAGATTAGCCATTAGACTATCCGCGCTACTCCTTTCTCCGACAAATGTTCGGCTACAAATGCTGGCAGTTTTTCCTTTTTATCTTTTTCAGCATAATACAACTTAGGCCCAATACGCACAGTTCGCGTTTGCATATAAACTACGTATCGTTCCTTGTCATCCTCTTGCTCTTGCTTTTCAGTAGTTTCCACCAATTCAACTTCCTTCTTTACCATGGATATTCTCCTTATAGGAAATGTTATTAAACAGTTTCGGCTACGACTGCGAAATCGGCTTCCATAAGCCCAAGACCGAAGATGCCATACCAAGCTAGTTTGTGTTGACGGCCAAAGTCAGCAGGAATGTCATAACGAAGTTGGACTGGTAGTGCAGTAGCACGAACATAGCAATAGTCACCAAAGAAAACAGACTTGTACACGTTTGCTGGGGCAGTTCCACCAACAGAGGCATTGATCAAAGTGGCATCGTAAGCAATCTTATTCTTGCCAGTATTAGCCTGTGCGCCGTTTGGCATTCCAGTCGAGGAAATAAACACCATGTCATCAATGCGACCAACAGTATAATCCATCGGGCGGCCGGTACGATTATAAAGTTGAACAGCTTCCCAGTGTGGGTCTTGACGCAAATAAGCAATGTGGTGAGGGTGGCACACACAAACCCAAGCATTCAAACCCTGGAATTTAGGAGCGCCGGCAGTATCTAGTGTTTCAGCAGCTTGATGTACTAGATCAATATTGAAGTAGTCAACGCCACCTTGCAAAGCAGCACGAGAAGCCCGGCCATTGGAATAGATAACATTCGGAGTGCCCATCACGGTATCTCGCAGCCACTTATTGGTAGTCATACCATAATCGCGGCCTAGAGAGATCGAAGCTTCCATAAGAGTATCTTCTTGCGCTAGATGCAGTCGCTTTTCAGATACTTCCATACCATTGCCCCATTCAGTCACGGTAACTGAATACTGGGAGGCGGTAAAAGCTTTAGTCTCAATGGTTTTAGTTTCAAGCAGCGGCCCACCAAGATCAATGTCGCCAAAACGAGTAAAGATAATCTGCTCACCTGGCATTTTGCTCAGGTCTTCATTCTGAACAGCAAAGTAATCAAAAGGCATATTAGGAAGAGCAAGACGTTCAATTACAGCGGAATAAACAGGAAGCTTCGTCTCTGGTAGAGCAATATACTGCCCACCAGTATTAACACCAAAACCCACATTAGCCATAATCTATCCTCCGTTAGTGTTTATGTAATAGTTCATCCACCATCTTCTGGAAATCTTCTTCCTTGGCATGAACTATCTTGTCACGAATATCAGAATCCATCCCGAGACTCTTCATTACGTTCTTATTAATCTCAACCATTGAAAGCGGTTTGGCTACAGATTCGCTTCGTTCTTTCGCCAACTTTTCCTGTACTTCACCAAAAACCTTTTCTTGCATAACCTTAATTTCCAGTACAGATGCTTCCACTTCGCCGACAGTCTTTCCAATAACAAGTTTAGAAAAGGATTCTGTAATCCCATTCTCCTTGATGAGCCGTTCCCTGATAACTTCCGCCTTATATTTTTCAAAAGCAGCTTCCTGCTCCTGTTTAATCTTAGTAACCTGGTCAGAAATGATCTGTGAAACAGCTTTCTTAGTCTCTTCTAGTTCTTCTTTGTGTCTATTAATTTCCTGTAGAAGACTAGATACTTCCGAAACTTCTTGTTTTGGGGCTTCTTGCTTTTCAGCAAGTTTCTTTTCTAGTTCTTTACGAAGCTGCTCTTCGTCGGTGAACTTCTTTACAGCAGCATCGACTTGCTTAACTCGAAGGTTCTTTTCAGACTGCCTAACTTTATTCAGCCGGTCCTCAAGTTCCTTCTTAGTAATAGTGATGACCTTTTCCTTTTCAGGATTATCTTCTCCAGTTGGTTTAGAAAGATCATTCACAAGTTCATCAGTTTGGATGTCGCCTAACACTTCTTCCATACTAGCCATAGTTATTCTCCGTAATTAATTATCAATAATTGTTAAACGATGTTATTCTTCAGAACCTTATGATCTTGAACAGTTGGTTTGGAATGGTCGTTCTCAACCGAACCTACACCACCAACTACTCGATCATCCCGCTGTTCTTTGGTAAAAGAAAAGGTATTAATCTCGCCATTCTTAACCTGAGAATCCCCATCATTAACCCGATCATTCGATTTCGATCCAGCACTCTTCATAATTTTCCTCCTAGGAAAAATAGAACTAACATTTAAGATACCAATCTATAGTCTAACAAGTATAAATTCTAATGTCAATATATTTTATTGCACTTTCTTTTCACTTGTCAAGGAAACTTTATTCCCTTGTATTTCTTGTTCTGGTCTAGTTGGGCTTTTGTTACCCGCGTTTTGTTTTGTACTATCACTGTTGTTGCTGCCTGCATTTACTTTTATTGCATATTGATTTTCTAATTGTAACTTGGTTTCTAATTCTTCTTTCATTTCTTTCTTTGCTTCTTCAACAATAAATTTAGCATCTGAATCACCACAACCACGTCGTCTTAATTCCCGCTCTCTTGTAGTCAATCCTAATCTAAGATCGGTTTCAGCGTTAGATCGTTCCATCTGCTCGTTACGAGGGAGAGTCTCTTTGAATATAACTTGGTTACGATAGATATGTGTTCCATACTTCTTTAAAGCATCCATCTGCTTTCTAAAGTTCTGATCTTTCATTTCCAATGTTTTCATAATCAGTTCATTTACTTTCTCCAGTCCTTTAGAATACAGATTCTGTTTTACGTCTCGTTTGTCAGTCATTGGCATGTAATGATATGATATAGCCGAAGTATTATCCGCCTGTGATTTATCATTCTTTCTACCAAGGGCATCATCCGGGGTAGACGATAGTTCAAATAAATCAGACCTAAGTGCATCTCTAAACTCTAGTCCGGCGGCAAGAGAATTTTGCATTTCCAGATTCTCTACTTCCGTTCCTTCTGGCATGAACCACACCCTGTCTTCCGCGCGAGAAAGATTAGATGGTGTTGCTCCTATAATTACTGTTGTAGGATGCCCATAATAGTCTAGCATTCTACAAAGATCGGAAGTCTTTTCGTTGTAGGTTCTCTGAATATCTATGATCTCTGCTAGATCAGAATAACCGTAATAATTCGATCCTTGCAACCAGTTTGGGATATGTATAAGTGGTATTTCCCCATAGAAGTGTTCTTTAGTTACTTCTGAATCTTTACCCTCTCTGTAAGTAACAGTATTTTTTGTCCAGGTTTCTGACTTTACTACTATATTATCTTCAAAATGTGTATCATAAGAAAAGAATTTTTTAGATTCAATACGCTTGTATACAGGATACAGAATAGTAATCTCTTGTATATTATCCTTATCTACCCCATAAGGACCACCAACAACAGGATAAACAAAACTAGGAGGGATAACATCTAGTTTTACATAGTTGTTTTCTGAAGCATCAAAACTTGAATTGTCATATATATCATCACCAACCCAAGATACTCGTATCCAAGTATCACCTGTTACAAACCCTGTTTGCGCCAATAGGAACAGGAAAAGATTCTTGTCGTTTCTGCGCCAAGCATCATCCAAATAATTCTTCTGGAATTGCCTTGATTCCTGTTCGTTTTCCGGGGTATCAGGAATATCCGGGATAACTATATCAAATCCGTTTCTTACTAGAAATTCTACATGTCGATCTATAATTGCCTTGCAATAGTTAATTGTTTTTAGCTTATTTTTGTCATTTGGAGACCTGTTTATCCACTGAATCCCATTATAAAAATCCCAATATGTTTCATACTGCATGATTCTTTGCATATTTTCAGCATTCTGCATTAAATGCCGATGAAAATTTGACATTGAAGCAGAGGCAAGTGCTAGTTTTCTATAGTCCATAGTGACTCCTATCTAAAAGGGCGCCTACTGAAGTTGTCTGGTCTTTCGTAAAGGAAATTCTCAAAATATCTTGTATCTACTTTAATTAGTGGATTGTAATCAAGTTGAGTAGAAATATGTCTTCTATCTTTATTTGCACCCCAACAAAGCATCATTAAACTATCAGGGTAGTCATCTTGCGCCGAAGATTCATCTTCTGGTTTACCAACCTTCCTGATGTTGCCTACCCATTCAACTTCCAAACCTTCCAACTGCTGATAGAAGCGGTCTACTCTCTTGGTTTTCGTTGTTTTTCCATAAGGCCAAGTTATCCTTCCGCTGTTTATCTCTTGCTCTAATACGCCATACCCTTCATGTTTTGATTGCTTAGAAAATATAAATGGTACAACCGCAATTCTGTTCGGCTCCAAATCACCCCGAAGACGGGAAATAATTGGATCACCTTTACCTGTTCCGTCGCCAACGAACTTAAAGCAAGTTGGATACCGCGAAACAAATTCTAGTATTTGTTTATGTTGCAATTCATGATCGTCGCCAATAATCTCAAGCCAGTCCAAAATGTGTATTCGATACCGTGTCTCTCCAGCAAACTTAATGGGGTTGTCTAACCATACTTTCCCAGCGGTAAGTACAGTTGATGATTTCATTTTACCGAAGTCACCCGCTATAATAACAGGATGATCACCTTCTGATCTTTCCGTTAAAGCCCGCTTCTTAAATTCAGAGATTACTTCTCCCTTTTCACCGTACACAAATTCTGATGCTCCATGGATAACTGAGCACTTCTTTAACGCGGCGCTAGATAAGAAAGAACTTAGACTATCAGACCACTTACAACAGTATGCCATCTTAAAGTCTTCTGAATTCTCACCACCAATACTTTCAAACTCTTCTATTACTTTTTTGACAACTTTTTCATACCGATTTGTCCCAGCGTATTTAACTACTGTTTTCCAATCAAATTCAAAGTGTAGTTTGTTCTTATAACTCTCAGTCTTGTCTTCCCAGTCCCCAATCTTAGCTATTCCATCTGCTGCCACGTTTCGTTTAATCGAATCGTAAAAGTGGTTTTTTGTTTTAGTAGGAGTTCCGATCTTTACCCTGGTTCCTGCCGTATCACTAATCATTGGTGTAATAGACTTTCGCACAAGAGTATTAGAAATATCCTGCGCCTCTTCCATTACAACAAAGTGATAGGTATCTCCCTCTAGCTTAGAACCAGGACTAGCAGTACGAATATCAATAAAACTACCATTTGGAAGTTTTAATACTGAACCACGGAAGTTATCTAAGTTAATCCCAGTTCCTAAAGAACGAATAACATCTCGTGAATGTTTGCTTAAAAGGAATTGCTTAGCCCGGTTATACATAATACCAGCGCGACTATAAGTGGGGCCAAAGATAGCCATCCACATTCCATCTTTATACTTTTGTATACGAGGATCACTTAGGTATTTAGATAGCGTGGGAAGAATAATAGCAGTTCCAGCACATATTGTAGCTAGTACCTCTGTCTTCCCTGAGTTGTGAACACAAAAACCATTCGCTACAAACCAACCCTTTCCAGGGAAAGTAATATCATAAACATCTTCTGTTCCATCTGGAACTACTGATTTTAGTTTTACCCAAACTCTCTTCTCGCCATCAATTCCGTCTTCCGCTGCTTCGTAACAATTATCAGTATTTGTTAGTTTATCAAACTTACTCTTTAGACGATCCCAAGAAGATAATATACAAAGATAATCATCTGGAACTAAATCAAGTACTGGAATCCAACCACGTTTTGTAAGAAATGGATGATTTCCGGTTGCACGAACAAGCATTCCATTTGCAACAGTTACTTTAAACACTTCTCTATGCCCGGTATACCAAGCATCTTTATGATCTTTAATTTGTAAAGCAGTGCCATCGCGGTCAAAGATAATAGTATTTCCAGGAAGACACTGCCTCGCCCAGAGTCCAGTGATAGTCTCTACATCTTCTATAAGAAGCGAATAGATAATCCTATTACAAAACCAAGTCTGGTATTTTCTAAACTCTTTTCCATTCTGCAAGATACAATATTGAGTACATTTCTTTGCTAAATCCCACATAAATTCATCTGACAGGATTTGTATATTTGTATCTACACCCTTCTTTACAAAATCTTCTGATTCTTTTATTGCATCATTTATGGAATTTAATTCTTGGTCAGATAGACTTGTATGATCAATTTCTGACATAAACCTACTCGTTTTGGAAATTCGACACAAAAAAACCCAAGGAATGATCCTTGGGTTAATTATACAAGACTTAATATTATTATGTCAAATATTTGTTTTGTTTAGCATTCCATTCTTGTAATAAATAATCCTTTCTTTGTTTCGCGCCCATACGCCAGTTCCGACAAGTTCTGATATTTTCATAAATGAAAATATACTGTCCATATCATGTTGTGTTTTCCACCCTTCCCTTTTACACGATTCACAGACTATATTTTTACATTGATGACCACAAACAAGACAACTATTTTGCGCCAGATTATTTAGATGGGAGATTAAGAGTGGGATCGTCTCTTCTGAATTATTTGTTATGTACCTCCCCTTGTTGTCTTTTACAGTATATCGAGCAAGCCATGCCAGGAAAGAAGGTCTCGCCTGATTAAAGGTTATCGACTCGAATTGTCGTTTATAGTCGATATAATCAGTGAAAGTAAACTTGTCGATATTGTAGTTCAAATCTTTATCGAAATTATTACATTCCCATTCTTGTTTGCGAAGATAGTTACATTGTACATCAAATCTTCGTCTAGTCTTTCTAGTACTGCTAGAATAGCATTTGCCAAAGAAGAGTCTTCTTCTAGTAGTTCTTCTGCTCTGCCAGACATTTCTACTAACTCGAACAGTTCATGATCCATCACTTTTTCCCTTGATATTCTATGATGTCCAGCACCATTAGAATATCCGTCTCCATTGCCGACTTACAAGCTTCTTCAGAGTCTTCATTGTACTCCTTAAACAATTCTAAAGAAGTATCTTTATTTTTATACGTCACTGATACTACGCCGCGATAAGCATCCTTGTACTGCTTTATTTCCGCTGTGATGTGTCCGTGGTCTAGTTCTGTCTTTAGAAACACCTTCCTTTCCTCCATCCATTCTGTTTTAATTTTCGTCTCCATTATACAAATTGTCATGGTTTAATTATAGCAATTAGGAAAAGAAGTTTCCAATGTTATTTTCTAGCTTCTTCCGCTTTTTCTATCACCTTCATAAGCCTGTTGCTTGTTCCAATAATTGTATGCTCAATTGTCTTGAATACCGCATTATGGAAACTCTGTTCAACGAAGAATGTTCGGTTATTCCCGCTTACATCAAAAGATTCTACGTTAAAAGACCCTTCGTGACAATCGAATACCAAGGAATAGTTATGTTTACCGAATCTCTTCATAATGTCTAATGCAATTAAATCCTTGTCTTCTCCGGCTACTACTCGATTATAAATATCAGTGGTTATTTCCCGTAGAAAAGCGATTGCATTATAGCAGTACTGGCAAACAATATCCCCATCTTCCAGCCTTCCGACTTTTTCACCCTTCTTGAGTCGGATCGGCTCCATGTAAGTGATTGGTTGATTGCAAGCGACACAAGTTTGTAAAGTTTCCATTCTAGCAGTCCTTTCAGTTAATTAATTCTCGTTCCCAAGGCAACTATATATAAAGGACTTATATTCCGCAAGAAAAAAAAGAAAAATATTTTTGCTTTTTTTCTTGACGCGCCTTTTTATTTTTGATACTGTCATTTTGTTGATGCTGCATGAAAGCCCAGCCAATGACCATTTCCCAAAAAGACGTTGACCTGATGGCCCTGGCCGCAACCTTAACAAAGTTCGGGGGTCACTGCAATCAATTTATTGGCTGCATTATAGCGCGTCGCGGGCGGGTACTGGGAACCGGGTCTAATCGGGAAAAAACCCATCCGACACAAAAGAAGTATGGTGGCCCGAAGAAGCAGTATCTTCATGCAGAAATAGATGCTTTAATAGAAGCTTTACACAATTGCAAGGATTTATCAAAAGCAACATTATACGTAACAAGAAGAAGAAAAGTTGATAATGTAATTTCTATGGCTTTTCCATGTAGTTCTTGTATGGCGGCGATTAGAGAAGTTGGAATCAAATACGTAGTGTTTTCTAATTGGGGCGGTAAAATAGAAAAACTAAAGATTTAGGAGAAGGTCGTGTCAGAAGAAAAAGAAAAATCTGGTGAAGAATTAATACTTATATTACTACTCTGTGGGCTTTTTGGTGGGTACTGTCTCGAATATACTTTAGAATTTTGGATTTCTTATTTGACAAATTCTTGTGTTGATTTAGGGTATTTTATATGCATTCTAATTGGTGCTGTGTGTTATAAAAATTTAGCAGATTACTTTTTATTAGCTGCTCTAGTAACCTGGTTACTTTCGCCAATTATTCTCTAATTGGCAAGGTGTGATTGAAGAAACATATTTATAAAGAAAGGTACTGAAAATGTATGCAGCGACTAATTCCGAACAAGCGCAGAAGATGCGTGATAAACTAGAAACCCTCTTTGAAACCGGAAAAAACCAGTTCCAGACCTTCTATGAAAAACTTATGACAGATGACAATAAGGATTATATTGTCAATTCTCGTAAGTTGCAGTTTGGCGTAGATGAAACTGGTTTGACAGTAAGTATGGCGGAAGATACTTACCCGGTTCATAAGCACGCTGTTCAGCAAATTGCAGCAAAGGGAGAAGTAACTATTGGTACTTCTTATATCAACAACCTGATGGAAGTAAAAGAACCTTGGGCGAATGATCTTCTTGCTCATAACCTGAACCAGTTATATCACAATAAGAAAGAAGAAGAGAGGAACATGGTTCGGGTAAGTAATGACAAGGTTCTTGGTTTCGTTTCTGACCGCTACAAGAGGATGGACACGCAACCAATATTTGAATCTCTGTTTACAGAGGCGAGTAAGTTTGGGATGGTTCCTTACATGTCCCGAGACCTTACAACGAAGTATGATGTATCCATGCTTCTCCCGACTTTATATGAACCTTTTACCAATGAAATAATCGGTTATGGAATAAACTTCACCAATAGCGATTATGGAGATGGTGTTCTTGCTATGCGGTCATTCATCCTTCGTATGTGGTGTGCGAATGGCGCAATTCGTAGTGAGGAGATCAGGAAGAAGCATCTTGGCTCCCGGATTGAAGCCGATGCTATCTATGCAGTCGATACACTAAGGGCGGAAACAAACCTTATTTCCAAAGTAGTTCGGGATACTACCAATTACCTACTGCAAGACAAGACTATTGACAGTACAATGGAAACCATTAAGAATGCAGCGGAAAAGGAAGTAGATGCTTCTAAGGTCTTTGCTTCCCTTCGTTCCGCTAATAAGATAACAAAGAAAGAAGAGAAAGCAATTACCAATATTTATAATAAGCCAGATGTTGAAATGCTTCCGGCAGGAAATAATATCTGGCGTGTTTCAAACTCCATTTCCGCCTTGAGTAATTTCTTGAATCGCGGAGATGCTGAAGCTAAGCGAAGAAGTCTGGAACTGTCTGAAATAGCTGGAAGTCTACTATAATGTCTAAGGCAACCGTGATAGAATCTGCTATTCTTAAAACAAAACCATTAGCTTGCAGAACTCGTTTTGGAAAGCATGTCTATCACGGTTGCTTTACTGCTCATGAAATCGTAACTTTGTTTGAATTTGGCTGCTTAGACTTCTATGGGAAAGGAAAACGAACATCTCCTGAATTTACAAAATTTAAAGAGTATTGTAAAACTGGTTATGGCGGCAGCTTTTGGTTTGACTTTCTACCTAGTACTTTTATCGAATCTAAAATAAGTAAAAGGAGAACATAATGTCTTGTCCTGATTATGGCTTATGTATGGGTTATTTCGACAGAAACAAATATGCAATGTGTAATGCCTGTCGAATAGATGTTAAAAACGATTTACAAAAAGCCATTGACGAGAATAGGTTTTTTCAGTACTACTTTGTACATAATAATCATGATTATAGTAAATATGAAAGAAAACAACCAATGTTCCGGAAATTTTTAAATAGACTGTTTGGAATTTATCCGTGGACTATAGAAGAAGCCTATATAAAAAATCTTGATACTGAGAATTTTAATCCTAGTTTTATGCAACTTCACACTGAAATCGAAATGCATAATAGAAAGTTTATTCCAGACTACCGAGTAGGTGGCTTTCCTTCTACTCTCGTTCCAAATTTAAGCAGAACCATAATTATTTAAGAAGTAGACATAGTATGGAGGTTAAAATGATCTTTATCGGTGCTATTTGTGTATTTGTTGTGTTACTGGTGGTGTTTGGTTTGATGGTGACCCCTGTGTTGTTGGTATACGCCGCAGACCAACACAAGGAACGGAAAGAGCTCTATAATAAATGCTGTCGGTATTGTAACAAAAGAGACAGCGACTATTGCTACGTTTGTTGTTCAAAATACACTTCCTACAAAAAATACAAAGCTTTTCTGATGTATATGTTTGAATTGCATTGCGAAAAGTGTTCACTCAATGGAGCATCCAGCTGTGATCGGTGTCAATACGAAAATGCATATCAAAACCACAAGGGAAAATCATGATTCATCTCATTTACCATAACGACCCTGACGGCTATCTATCAGGATATATCGCCAGTCAGTATTTCAAGCAAAAGACTGACAAGATAAAATACTATTCAATAGATCATGGAAATAACTTCCCCTTGTTCATTTCCGAAATAGATGAACATCTCAGCAATAAACAACGTATTGGCCGTAAAGATGTTGTTTGTTTGATGGATTTCTCCCTTAAACCAGATGTTATGCAGTCTTTGTTTCGGGAGATTGGATTACAACAAGCAAATCTTATTTGGATAGATCATCATAAGACTGTACTTGAGCAGGACTATGGTAATTTCAATTGCTTTGTTGATAGCATCAAGAACAAGATGGGGAAAGATGAACCTGTCTTGAATGGCATATTACAAGTTGGTAAAGGTGCTTGTGAATTAACTTGGGAGTATTTCAATGGTGACAAGGTAAAGCCGAAGGTTGTATCTTTGGTTAGCCAGTTTGATACGTGGCAAGAAAAGGGGATGTTTGATTGGGAAGAAGTAGTTATGCCAACTATGGCTTTTATCAGCGGAATGAATGCTAATCCAAAACATAAAGATGCCGATACTATCTGGCAAGAATTATTTGATAATCACAAAAAATATATTAAACTAGGAAAGACATTACAGCAATACCGAGATAACCTCAACGCGCAAAATATGCATTCTTATGCTGTGGAAAAGATTATCTATCACGATGACGAGCGATACAGGGCAATAACTATCAATAGTTGTGATCGTGGTTCCCGAGCTTTCCAGAGTGTATACGATCCGGCTAAGCATGACTTGATGCTTGTTTATGTCTGCTTGAAAAATGGGATGTTTTCTGTTTCCCTCTATTCAGACAAAATAGATGTAAGTCAGATTGCTAAAAAATACAATGGCGGTGGTCATACTGGCGCGGCCGGGTTTATAACTACTTGGTCGGCGCTAATGAACTTCTTGGAAAGAACATAAAATGAAATTATCACATCTAATCTACTCAACTATTGTTTATCACCCACTTTACATTAAGAATGCAGAGTGGGCGCTATGCCATATTCTGACTGATGGCGGCGGATCATTTAAGTGGAATCGGCGCGGAACAATAGATCACATACCTAGTCACCAGATTAGGTATTGGCCAGAATTTGCAAAGATCACAGAACTCCCGACTTTAGATAATCTGGTTAGGTCATACCAGCTTCATACTGCCTGGGCCGCTACTACTTCTAAGGATGATTCCTTTTTCTATAGTCGGGAAAGGGCGATTAATATGCTTTTAAAAATGCATAATAAATCGTGTTATTTCCCCTTAACGGCGGCGAAAAGATATATCTTAGAACATAACCCTAAAAATATTTCTAAACAATATCTGGCAGCAATACATTGGTTTTTTAATAACTTTGAAAATGAATTTGGCCCCAAAAACATTCAACACTATGAAGACAAACAATCTGTATACGAAAAAATAAAAGAGAAATTTCTAGCATTGCGAGATAGCTATGAGCCGCCCTCCATTCAAGAGTATAACAGGTTATTAAACCTACTCAAGAAGATAGATGACCATTTAGAAAATCAATTCAAAACACTGGAGAAATAATCATGAAGTTTGGAATGAAAATAGCAGTTATTGATAGTATACTTAAATACTTCTACAATGTCCATGGAGATGAAGAAAGCCTAAAGTATATTCTGGATAAGTGTTATGATCTCAACAAAGCAGAATATCAGGAGATCATAAAAGACATGGCTGAAACTGGTAATATCGAGATAATCGTTGGTGGTGTTTGGGGACTAACACAGTTAGGATTAGGTAAAGTACTAGCTTTACCAGATAATAATCATATCATTCACAAAGCACAAACAACCATGTTAACATCCCCCTGCTACTGTGGGCATTCTCCGTTAGTCATTCATGAGACAGGTAAAATCATTGTTAAATGTAGCTCTTGTTCATTATCTATACAATGTAATTTCAAAAATGAATTACTACCAAACAATCTGCAAGACGACATAAAACAACCAACCGTTAAACAAGCTCTTGATGATTGGAACAATCTAATCGCGGAAATAGAAAAGAAAGTAACAAATATCAATAATAATAAACCACATAAAACAGGAGTTGCAATTTGTGACAGCTGTTTGCATACACAAGTTTCTGTTGCCCCGGTAGGTACAAACTTATTGGAATGTTCTCGTTGCGGGAAGATGGAATCGAGGTTTGCCAATGAACTTGATCCTTGGGTATATATCTCAAGATTGATTATGAGAATAGAACAGTTGGAGGAAAATGGTGGGGTTTGATAAGGACTATCCCAATAGAAAAGATAAGAGACGGAAATATCGCGGTTCTAAAGCAGTAGATTCTTCTTGTAGAAATCACGGGTCTTGTGATTACTGCCGGGAAGGAAGATTGTATTTTGACAAGAAGAAAAGAAAAGCTATTGAACAAGATATAGAAGAATGGGAAGAAGATGAAGAATAAACAACAATATCTAATGCTGGTAACTGTAGAACAAGTAGACTACGTTGATTCAGTAGGTGTTCAAGTCTATTGTTCCCACTTAAAAGTAAATCATCAGAAAGGATTGTCTTTAGCATCGGTACTTTCTGATCCTAATTTTCAAGCAAGCATTAAAAACGAATCTATTCCATACCATCTTGAAAAAGCAAGGGAGCTTATCCTTAGAGTAGTTGCAGAACAACTTCTCTCAGAAGAATCTATATATTCTGCACTTGTTAAGCATTTGTTTACAAGTACTGTTGATAAACTTATACCTGATATAGTTTGGGGACTTAAGAATGATTACTAATATTCCGCCGAAAGATGAAAACGGACATTGCAGTTGCGATTGTCCTTATCATCATTATATTCCACCTAGTTTTGATGACAATTATTATGAAGAATCTTGGCATTATTGTCTTCTTAACCAGAACAGTGAAGAAACAGAATCAGATGAATATTGGCTAATTCCCGGACCAGATTGCCCAGTAGGGAGAGAATAATGAAAACAATAATTATTGAAATTCCAGATGCAGACGTGTGGGGACATTGCAGCAAAGGCTGTAGATTCATCTACAACGAATATGGACAAAACATTGCGGCGGTAGAAGAAAGGTGGCGTTGTTTGTTGCGGTATAATCTCTATGGATCGGCAGATGGTTGTCGTCCGGGGCCAGATTGTCCTCTTAATAAGAAAGAAGAATAAAATGATTGAACCTATTGATGCCGAACTCTATGATGGTGAAATTAAATACTGTCCTTTCTGTGGTGCGGCAGTACAACTAGGTTTAAGAGTTGAATATGCAGGTTGTAGATGTGATGATTATTCTGTTGTGATCACGTGTGCTTGTGGAATAGAAATGCCTGGTTTTGTAAGTTGCTTTGATAGTCTAGGGAGAGAGGAGATCAAAGAAGAAATCAAAAAGTTATGTAATAAATGGAATAGGAGAATAAAATGCAAATAAACGTATATACACATCTTGCCTACGGTATTCTAATCCCACAAGAACATGTGAAGGATATTGATGCGAGTTTCCCAAAGCGATGGTTAACCGGTCTGACTATAAAAACAATAGACCTAGATATGATAAAGTACGGCCATGACGGATATTATAGATATATGGCCGCAGTACCTAAATTTCGCTATTGCATTGATGGCTATGATGCTGTTCCGGTAGACACAACTAAAAAGCCTCCCAGTGGTGAACTTAAAAGATTCTGTAATAAACTAAAAATCCCATGCGAACCTTCTTGGTTTTTGTTTTCTTCAATAAGTAAGTAGGTAAAAATGAAAGATATAAAACAATGTCCTTACTGCGGCGGAAAAGCAGAGATCGATATAGCTTTGGTGGATATGCCAGACAACCTTGAAATCTATGCATACGTAATTAGTTGTCTACAATGTGGTCATGATATGCCCGGAGACGTCTTTGAAAGTACCATTAAACGAGATAGAAAGAAGGTCAAAATGAATGAACTGGTTGAACAATGGAACAACCATGGTGTAAAGACGTATAATATTGGGGATGTTGTTGAGGTGGTTTATTACGCCACAAAATCCCCATCTTTGAAGGCGATCCATACACTAGGACGAGATAACGATCGTCCAATCTACCTAACTGATAGATTCATGCGAAGTCCTTATGCTTGGATTGTAGGCACTACATTTATTTCTACTGGCAATATCCGGCATGATACTGGCCCATACGGGGAGCCTCATGGGGCTTCTTATAAACCTAAGACTATCTATCCTTGTTACAGGATTAGATTTCATAAACGTGGTAAGGAATTTCTTGCTTTACCTGGTAACTTGGAACCTGCTCTTGCTGGAATTGATCCTGAGAAAGAGTTTTTCCGTGTTCGCGGGAAAGAACTTGATCTGCTCCGAGAACAGGCCAAAGCTTCTAAGTGTAAAAAATGTGGTAGATTTACTTGCATGGATGGGTCTTGCCTCTGCGAAAAATCTCAAAAAAAGTGATTTTTTTCTTGACCTGCCCCTTGGATTTTGATACTGTCTATTTAGGGAGGCAAAAACATGAGTTACGATATAGAATTGCATGACCCGGTAGATAAAACCATCATAAAATTCGATACACCAATTCAAATGAAGGGTGGTACTTATGAATTCGGTGGAACTACTGAAGCTTGGTTGAATATTACATGGAACTATGGTAAGCATTATTCCATGCTCTTCGGAAAAGAAGGAATACGGACAATATATGGTATGACTGGCGCTGATAGCATACCACTGCTTGAAAAAGCAGCTTCACAATTGGGTAATGATGTTCACCCTGACTATTGGAAACCAACTGAAGGAAATGCTAAACGTCCTTTGTTGCAACTAGCTGCTATGGCTAAAATGCGTCCGGATGGTATTTGGAATGGTGATTAAGGAAGCCAATTATTAGTTGGTTATATCCGATCAATATAACTGCTGATAATTGTTTTTATGAAAGGTACGGAACTATAAACGCTCCACTGACCCTACTCACTTATAGTGGTAGGTCTGTAAGAGGAATAACTTCTGTACTAGGTTCTTTACTGGCCATAAAGAACCGACTGTCTGGTTTGCTTCGTACTAGACAGAGTTTATTGGATGGGAACCAACAGCAGTTGTTGCAGTACTATCCCCCAGGACCAACTAAGATGGTCCCTTGGTCCCGGTTGCATTGTAATGTTTATGCGTTACCTTGCAACGCCAGTCCGTTTGGGATTGGTCCTAGGCGTTTCGCTGGGCGGGACTTATTTCTTTTCTTACAAAGGTAATCAAATGAAAAAAGAAATTTTAATATGCGATATTTGTAAATCAGAAGAAAATGTTGATAGTTGCAGTTTTATCGTTAGGAGATTTACAGATGAGGCAGGGAGTATGGATACTGAATGCGCTCATTATGAACTCTGTGTAGACTGCTACATGCGGACATTAAGAATGTCTTATCAATCATTAAACTTCTCTACTTTGGAGATGTTAGATAACCTGCACATTGAATCAATAAAAAAACTCCAGTCGAAAAAATAGAAAGAAAAACAAAATGGCAACAGTTACCTTTGAAACCAAACATGTACACACGATAACTGTAAACACTAGATATTTAGATCAGTTCTTCAAACTTCATGCCGCACCAAATCTGGTTGCGCTATTCCCTAATCCAAAAGAAGTAACAGAATCCTTCGGGGCATTAGAAGGAATTAGACATCTCCAGAAGATGGAATTATGTCCTTCTATGCACGATCCAGAAGTTACAGTAATTGTTCCTGGCGACGGCCATGTCCCTCGAACCGGAGCTTTGATAACACACTTGTCTAATTGGGAAGTTATTTCAATTGATCCGGTTATAAGATGTGAGGGGCGGGGAGAAACAATCTACAAGGGAATCTTACATAAAAATTTGTCTTGTTACAAAGCGAAGATTCAAGATTTGCCTAAGACTAAAACAAAGAAGACAGCAATTATTCTTGCAGTGCATTCTCATGCCTTGCTGCAAGATTGTGTTGATAAACTAGATGGGTACGAGAATCTTTGCATTGTAACAATAGATTGTTGTGTCCCTCAGCACTTCAAGTACAATGGAAAAGAAGTACGTCCAGTAAAAGAATATCGTGATATTGCTATCTGGTCCCCTAAGAATGAAATCAAGCTTTGGCATCTCTCTTCGCCGTGCTCATTGGGATTGGGCAGCGCAAGCGGCGAGGATGACACTCGGGAAAGCACCGGGTGCTATGGTAGGTAAAAGTATGTATGTGTGGTTATCCTACTCTATACCACTCCGCTCCTGACCGCGAAAGAATTTATTTGGCTATTACTGGTTGTCAGGTCCGGTTTTAGCCGTTTTATGAAAGTAAATAAAATGAACAAGCGCAGATATTACACTTTTGGTTATCTTATTAAACAAGATGCTAAAGATAAATATAGAAATTCAATAGTATCTTTAAGTGCTATCGAGGTAGAAAGATACAGTGTAATCACTGCTATTGATAAGCCACCAACATATATTTTAGAGGCCGTTTTATCTTGGGTCGTGGAAGACGGCACAAAGAAAGGCTGCTTGGTCAGGGCAACCAAAGATGATATGCAAGATTCTAGCATTTTCAAGAATATCACAGATGGAGACTTACTTTTTGACCTTTCACATTTTATTGATCAGTACGAAGATGTAATTATCAAAGAACTTGTAAAAGTTTATCTTTTTCCAAAAATAAAAGAATATCTTCCGGATATTATACATTTAAGATAATTACTCGGAGAACAAAGATGTTTTTCATGTTTGATCAAGAAGATGTAGATTTAGTAGATGGTGAGATTGAAAGTAGTTTGACACCATACATTGACGATGATGATAGTTTAGAAGTGTATTACAAGACAGGTGATTATGATGAAGAAGGAATTCATTTTTATTCATATAAAGACATTATAGATGAAATTAAAGAAAGCAGTGAAAGATATAATAAAGAAACTAGGTGTAAAATGAAAATAAAAGTGAAACTGTTTTTCCATCAACTCGTTAATTACGGCACAGGTGGCTACTGTTGGCTTGCGTCTGTGCAGGGACTTGATTATAGTAATTGCCACACTCAAACAAGATGCAGAAAAAGTTCTTAAAGAATGGGTTGGGAACGATATAGAACTTGTTTTTGAAGGGGATTTAATATGAATAAAACATTTATAGTCTTGCGCGGGTTACCAGGAGCAGGTAAGTCTACTTTCGCTTCCTTTATCTCT